AAAATCACGTCATGAAGAAACTGCCTCGCAGATCACCTCACGGGTGTGGCCACATGTCATGGAATGACTGGCCACATGCGCGTGGAACAGGTGGCCACATGTCGTGGAATACGCACTTTGAAATCGTAAACCTGTGAAACGGGCCGGGCGTGACGTTGCGGTCGAGGCGTCAGGCGCTTCCCGCAGGCAATTGCCCTGCCCCTTTTCACCTACACGCCCGTGCCTGATCGCGCATCAAGGCGTAGTCGCTGAACATCCGGATCACTACCGCGCCCTCCGGCAGGGTAGCCACCTAGGCAGCGGCGCGCGCCTGGTCGGCGGGGCAACGTCAGGCACAACGGGCGGACATGGCGCGCGTGACTCAGAACTGACCGTCGCGCATCCGCTGAGCGAGAGCATCGCGATCATTAGGGCGGCGGCTGGCGGCGTCCAGCATCTGGCGCTGAATTTGATCGATCCTGATGCGTCTGCGAAACAGCGACTGGTCACATCCGCTCAGCCGATCTTGCAGCCCCAGAACGACGTTTGCTCGGCCGCGAAATACCCGTCCTGCGCGCGGAAATAGCCCTGCAACTCGACGGTATCGCCCGCGGTAAGCGGCACCATGGTCTGCAGCCAGATCGCGGTGGCCAGCGAGACATGGGTGGCCGAGCTCTCGCCGAAGGAGCCCCGGATTTCGGTGCTGCCGTTCAGCACCAGCCGTCCGCGCATCCGGGCCGAGGTGCTTGCGTTGACCTTGTAAAGCAGGGTCGCGCCGAAGAGGTAAGTCCCGTCGACCGGCGCGGTGAATAGGCTGGTCCCAGCATCGAATGCGGCTTGGTCGTTATAGTCGGTGTTATTCAGGCCGATCTTGGTCCAGGTGCCGACGCCGACATAGTTGTCGTAGTTGGTGTAGGCCTTGAAGCGTGGCAGCTGCGGCTGGTCGACGATGCCGGTGGCGTTGTCGACGATCAGACCGTCGAAAAAGGTGCTGCCGTCGGCGGAAACCGCGAGCCGAAACCTGTCCGAGCCGAACAACCCCAGCAGCGCCTTTGTCACGAAGCCGCTCTGCAGGGTCAGCCCGAGATCGTCGCCCGCAGCCTCCTTGTTCATGGTGTAGAACAGATCGCCGGTCCCGCCTTCGGCCACGGTCTTGGCGGTCCAGAGCGCCGCGTTGAGCTTGGCCGAAAACGGATTGGCGGCATCGGCGGTCGTGCCCAGCCCCAACAGCGCAAGGTTCTGCAGAGAAGACGGGGTCGTGCCGACCCAGCCAGTACCGTCGTAGACTAGCAGCAATTCTTCATCCTCGACCCATACCCGCCAGCCGGTCCGGGGTGGCAGGCGAAGCCAGGCCCCATCCGTGAACATCGCGCCGTTCAGGTCCCAACCCGCCCAGTCGCCCGTCGCGCCCGAGCCGACGATGTATCGGTCGCCATCGGCAGGGCTGCCGGGCGGCGCGGTCAGGTCGCGGTCGAGGACGGAAAGCTGGACGAGCCCGTCGAGCAGCCGAAGCGCCTCGTTATGGGTGACATGCTTCTGGGCCTGCGCCGCGAGGATGTAGGGCAGTAGCAGATTGGTCGTGGTGTCGGACATGGGTTGGCCTTCAGAAGGTTAGCGTGACGGTTTTGGCCGCACCCCGCCCGATCAGTGCGGAGAGCTGGAAGATGCGGATGCTGAGCGTTTCGCCGGTTACAAGCGGTGCACCCCAATCGGCAGTTTGCTGGGCCGCAGTGTAGATTGCGCTCGTGGTGGTCGTGCTGAGCAACCGTTTGACTAATGCGCCGTCGAGGATCTCGACCTCGTAGGCCTCGGTTTCCTCTGCGAGCGGCGCTTCGACCGCGTCCCAGCTATCGGCCGCGAGGGCCCGGGACCGCCGCGCCCAGCAGATCGTCAGATCGCCGGGCGCGCGCGGCTTGCGCCACGGCTGCTCAACATGGGCCACCGAGAACGGCCGCAAACCCACGCCAACCGGCGTGAAGCTGGCCGCGGCATAGGTCTCGTCGCTGACTGACCGGCTTGCCGGGCCGACGCGCCAGTTACAAGGCAGCCCGAGATCGGCCTCAGCGATCGGCAATGACGCCATTGCCTCATCCAGCACCACGACCCGCGCGCCAATCGGAGCCGGATTGCCCATCGCGCCTTCAGTGCCACGCTGGCCGCGCAGCAGGCGCGTCAGCCTATAACGGCCCGGCGCGATCAACTCGGCAGCGCTCGCCTGCACGATTTCCCAAGTGCCGGGCGCACTCTCGATGGCCAGCGCATTGGCCCCACCAAACAGCGTCAGGTCCGTGACACTTTCCAGCGTACCAGCGAGCAGATCAACAACGAGCGCATTGCCGAGATCGAACCGTGATGTGGGACCAGCATAAAAATCCGAGACCAGCGCGCCGATACGTGCCCGGCCGCCAAAAGTGGTCAGTAGATCAAACCCGTCCGTCGACGGGCTGCGAAACACTGCCATCTCGCCCGGCCAGGGGACGGCATGGGCCGCGACGAACGGTCGATGCGCAGGCTGATCCTCAGTCAACTGAGGCAGGTCCAGCAGCACGACCTCGGGCGCGCCGAACACCACGGCTTTTGACAGGGACGACTGTCGTGGCGATCCGGGTGGCAGATCGTGGGCCTCGCGGTCCTGACGAACGGCTTCGATCCCACGTGCTTCCGCATCTGCGATGGAAACAAGCCGCAGCGGGACCTGTCGCCCGTCATGGCTGAGCGTCACGACATCGGCCGGATCAAGCGCCAGTCGCGACGGCGGCAGGCGAAACGCAGCTGTTTCCCGCCCCGTCCAGGCTTCCATCAGTGCGCGGCGGCAGCGCCGTTCAGCTTCCTCGGGCGGGACTGCCATGGGAAAGCTCTCCGAGGCGATCCGTGTCGTGTCGACGGTGATCCGGCGCGCCTCAACCAAGGCGGCGTCGTAATCTTCGTCTGCCCGCGCCACCTGCCATTTGAGCGCCTGTGGCAGTTCCGTCTCCTGCGCGCGGGTCAGTTCCAGCACATCGCTGTCGCGGGCTGCCACCAGATCGTCATGTGCGATGCTGGTGATGGACGCCCGGCCGCGCATGACGAAGCGGATCACGCCCTCAGTCTCGACCGCGTCGAAGCCGAAATGCCGTGACAGCGTGGTGATCGAGGCGCGCGGGGATTCCAGTGCGCCAATCGCATAACCTTCGACCGCGCCCCAGAGTCCGGTGACGTCGATCCGGGCCTCGGGCATTCCCGCACGCACGCAGAGATGGCGCACAAGGGCTGCGAGCGACACCGCCCCGAGCCGTCCCGTCAGCCAGTGGCCGAGCCGCCAGTTCGCTCCGTCCGTCCAAACGTCGGTGAGCGCCGGAAAGAACGGATAGGGCCGCGCGTCCCAGGTCCAGGCGGCGCATTCCGGAACGTGGACCATGCGCCCGCCATAGACGGACGACACCGGGTTGTTCGCGGCCTCACCCCACCAGAGATATGTCGCCTCGAGATAGGCGCGCTGGATCGAGTCGTCCCGCCAGCCGCGTGAGAAATGTGGCGTGAAACTCTCCGACGACTTCGGGTCGAAGAAGACGTTCGGCTGGTTGGTGCCGCGATCGATGGCCGGGCAACCCAGTTCCGTGAACCAGATCGGCTTGGACTGCTGCACCCATGCGGTTGGCGTTCCGCTCTCCACACCGCCCGGGCGGTCGTAGTGCGGGTTGGACCACCAAGCCTGCAGATCCTTGTAGCGAAAGACCCATGGCTTTGCCGCCGCGCCATCGGTGATGGGCGTGCGGACCTGCGCTGAGCGGTCGGCGGCGCTGGCATAAAACCAGTCGAAGCCTTCACCGCCCGCGATGTTCGACTGCAGATAGGCCCGGTCGTAGATCGCAGGCCAGCCCTCGGCCGCGTCCGCGTGCTCGAAGCCGTCACGCCAATCGGAGAGCGGCATGTAGTTGTCGATCCCTACAAAATCGATCTCGGGATCGGCCCAGAGCGGATCGAGGTGGAAGAACACGTCACCGCTGCCGTCGCCCGGTTGATGCCCGAAGTATTCCGACCAGTCGGCGGCATAGCCGATTTTCGTCCCGGATCCGAGGATCAAGCGCACATCGGCGAGCAGATCCCGATAGGCCTGCACGGCCGGATAGGTGGCCGCGCCCGACCGGATTGTCGTCAGCCCCGGCATCTCGGTGCCGATCAGGAAGGCGTCGACCCCGCCCGCCGCCGCGCAGAGATGGGCGTAGTGCAGCACCATGCGCCGCAGGCCCCAGTCGCCGGATGGCCCGATCCAACTCACGCTCTCGCCCGTGACACTGAAGCTGGCGGGCGTGGCCCCGCCGAACAGCGCCGCAACCTGGCTTGCGGCCGTCGCCGTCTTGTCCACCGTCCCGGCGTAGCCCGCAGCCGGAGAACAGGTGATCCGCCCCCGCCACGGGAACGCGGGCTGGCCGGTCTCGGCGGCATTATCAGAATACGGGTTTGGCTGGCTGTTGCCGGGCGGCACATCCATCAGGATGAACGGGTAGAAGGTGACGCGCAGCCCACGCGCCTTTATCTCCTGGATTGCCTGCACCACAGCGAAATCAGCAGGCGTGCCACCATAGACCGGGCGATCCTGATCATCGCGGCTGACCAGAAAGGCATTGGCGCGGCTGACGCCATTCACGGACCAGGCCGACGGCGTGGTGGTCTTGGCGGTGACCTCGACACCCGGCCGCACCTTGCAATTGCCTGCCCGCAGATCGTCGCCGAACCAGGCAACCACCAGCGACACGCTCTCGACCTTCGGTGCCATCGCCTGCAGCCGGTCCAGTGCTACCACCATGTCGGCGGTATCGGTCAGCGCGTTGAGGTTTTCGGGCTCAGACGACCCGCTACTGCCCTTCCGGATGCCCTGCGTGGCATAGGCGAACTCGCCGGATGCCGGGATCATTGTCACCGCCTGCGTCAGACCCTCCGCCGTGTCCGGATCAGCCAACGGGCGGAAAACCTCGAAACTCAGCTGCGGGATGCGGTTGCCGTAGTTCCCGAGTGGCAGGTCCTCGAAAACGACATAGGCCGTGCCGCGATAGGCGGGCGTGTTGGCCGCGCCCATTTTCGCCGACATGAACGGATCGGCGGTCTGGCTCTCATCGCCCGGATACCAGCGCCAGCTGATCCCGGCGGTGTCCAGAAGCTTGCCATCGGCCCAGATGCGGCCAATGCCGGTGATTGGCCCCTCGCAGAGCGCGACGGCGAAGCTGGCATAGTAGAAGTATTCCGTGGTCTTGACCTTGCCGCCACCCCCGCCGCCCTTGCCCCCACCTTGCGTTGTGGTCTTGGTCTCCTCTTGGAAGTCCGTGGCCCAGACGATATTGCCGCCGATCCGCATCCGGCCGTAGAGGCGCGGGATCACCGCGCCTTCGGTGGCCGAGGTGATCCGCAGATTGTCCATCCGCGCGCCTTCGATCCGCTGGGTCGGCGCGAGCGACGAGATGATCCAGCTGTCCACGACCGATCCGATGGTGGAGCCGATGAAGCCACCGATGGTGGCTGCACTGACGCCGAGGATTGCGCCGCCAATGCTGCCGCCAATGGCAGCGCCAGCGGCACCGAGAACAAGAGTGGCCATGTGGGGGTCTCAGCGTTGCGGGAACAGGAAGGCAAAGGCGATGCGCCGCCGCCACGATGGGGTGAGCGATTCCTCGATCACGCCGAGGCGCTCATAGGCGTGGAGGAAAGTGCCGGGGCCGGTCAGAATCCCGACATGTTTGGCAATGGCGCGGGGCTTCATGCGAAAGAGGACCAGCGCGCCGGGACCAGCCTCAGAAGCTGCGATTTCCGGCATCATGCGCCGAGCACCCTCGGCCAGCACTTCGCGCGGGCCGGTCTCGCCCCAATCCCGGCTATACGGCGGGATCGGGAACGGTTCTGGCCCGACGACCTCACGCCAGACGCCCCGGGCGAGCCCAAGGCAATCGCAGCCAACGCCCTTGAGACTGGCTTGGTCGTGATAAGGCGTGCCGAGCCAAGCGCGCGCCGCAGCCACGACGCGCAGATCTACTTCTGTATCTGTCATATTGAGTTGTTAACCCGACGTGCTTTGATCGCCGATATGCGGTTAAGTTTTCTGACTTTCGCCCGTGATACGTTTCACAAGGTGCTCGACGTTTTCTCTCTCGCTCTGAGCGAAAGGTATGCTGACGAGGTCAGTCAAGAGCCCGTTGCCAACTTCATTCGATGACACCAGCGGTAGAATTTTCACTCCCCGATCCTTTGCAAATTTCAGCTCATGAAGTGCAAATTCAGACGGTCTATCCGAAGCGATAAGAACGAAGTAGTCGGCGTCTGCAATCCCGCGCTCGATCGCTTTTGCGAAATCATCTCCTGATCCGATCCGGTCGAAATCAATCCAAACCTCCATTCCCTTCTCACGAAGCTCACTAGCCAAGCTCTTTGCGAGATTGGAGTCCGTTCGCGCGTAGGAAATAAAGACGCGCTTTGTGCCAGAAAGATTCTTAATGAATGAGGCAATGTTCGCACTGTACGCTCCGGCGACAACCGATGCGATCAGTGACGCAATGGCTGCTGCGGTGGCGGCACTAACCCCAAGGGACAAGCCTAGAGATGCTGCTGCGGCGAGTGCCGATGCCAGAGCCACAGCAACGGAGAGGAAGCCAAGGATCCATGAAACCCGGGAAGCATTTCTTTTCATGCCGCTGCTCCCATCATCACGAAAATCAGTGCAAGGATCCCGGCGCCGAGAGGAAATGCAATTCCGACACCTGGTCTCATTTCCGTCTCAGATACCCAGCCCCACTTGCGTACTATCGTCGAAACGCTCCATAGAGCCAAAATCATGATCAAGATTGTCCAGCCAGCCAGATCGATCTTTGCTGAAAGCAAAACAGCCGTATCTTGAAGCTCCGCAGCTCTAGCCTGATCAAAGGACGCAGAATTAAGAACGCCATTTAGCCGTTCGTTAACTCGAGCAAGCTCAATCGCTCTGTCTGTCGTAAGGACAACATACATCAAACACGCGGTAAGTATGAGCTCGAGCCCAATGAACATATCCTCTTTTTGGAATTTCGCATATTGGTCATTCCGCGTCACATATTTCACAGCAACCCCAAGCGCCGCGCTACCCAACGGGAACGCGACATAGCGAAACCATGTACTTGTGAGCACTTCTTCCATGCCAACATGATTTCCGGGGAAGTACTGAAAAACAAGCACGAACTTCATTTTTATAGTAGCCAGCGCCGTGGATCACAGCACTGTCCCCTCATGCCCGCCATCCTTTGTGGCGTATCGCAGCACCGCATCCTGACCCGGGATATGCGGGAAGCCTCGGAAATTGGCGGTATTGGCGAACTTGGCGCTGCAGGTCTCGATACGCTTGTCGCACCCCGCGCGAATGGTGAAAGCATCACCGCCCGCGATAGATCGCACTGGTGCTTCGAGAAGTGTCAGCACCGCGATGCCGTCCGTCAGATCATGTGCAATGACCTCCGCTCGCCGCCCGGCATTGGCCCCGCTGGTCCATTCGACGGTACCAAAGGTGAACCAGCCTAAGGCGAACCCGCCGAGCCCCGAGGCAGTGAAGGCCCGGTCGCGGAGGAGATCGATGACGGCACCGGTGCTCTTGCAGGCGGCATCATCCAGATCAACGCCACAGCGTGCATCCCCAAGGGCGGCATCGCAGGTCGCCTGGAACGTCCGCCCAACCGTCTGGCCCAACACATGGGCCAGCGAGCGGACCTCGGCGACGAAGGCGAGCCGTCCGCGCCGGATCTGGCCAATCGCGCCGCGCCGCATCAGCACCCGCTGGCCCGTGTCTGCCCAGTTCACCCGCCAGACCTCGACCTCGGCATTGTCCCAGCGGCCGGCGAGGATGTCGGTCTCGGTGATCCGGTCCGAGGTCAGCACGCCCTCAGCATCCTGCGCATCGACCGAGAGGTCCGAGCCCGACCGAACCTCGGAAGCCGTCAACCCGCTCTCCGGCTCGAAATCGGTCCCGTCGAAGGCCAATGTCCGGTCGTGATCGGTAAAACCGAAGGTCACTCCATCCGCACGGGCGATGCGCCAGCACCAGGCGAGCGTGGTGGTGCCCTCGTTGAGATGGGCTTGCAGGTCGGCGGAGAGGGTTTTCATCGGCAGGTCCCCGTCATGCGGTCGTCGAGTTCGGCAATCCAGTCGGCCCAACCGCCCGGCACCTCTGCGACGGTTTCGGCAGCGGGCCGGGCCAGACGCGCTTCGCCGTAGGAGGCGCAGCCAGCATCACCAGGCATTGTCGTTGTTGCGCAGCCTGTCAGCAGGAGCGCCAGCATCGCGCCCGTCGCGAACCGCCTTGCGCCCGGCATCCATCCGGTCTGTCTGATCACGTCGTGCATCCTGATATGCCTCCTCTCGTCCAGTGCGTTTGCCTTCCACGCGCCCCCAGATCCGGCTAAGGACGACGCCCCCGACCGCACCCAGAGAAGCAACCAGCCAGATCAGGAACTCAGCCATCGTTCCGCTCCCCGCGCGCCGCGGCGACGCAAAGGGCCACGACGAAGACGCCGAGGCAGCCGCCGATGACCAGACCTGCGAGGAACTCAAGCATCGCCGCGGAACCCGCGCTCAATCCGGTCGCGCAGGCCGATCAGGCCAAGCCCGAGAAACATCAGTCCGGCCGGGGATGCATCGGCGGAGCCCGCCAGCAGCGCGACCAGGCGAGACAACTCAGCAAGCGGGCCGGTGGCGGGCAGCAGGATAGATGCCACGCCGGTGAGAACGGCGAGACACCCCGCCCACCAGGTCAGGGAATTGGGACGGATATAGCGCATGGGATCAGGTTCTCCGGATAAGGGTCGAAAGAAGGGTGGTCAGCCGGGCGAGCCAGCTGGCGTCTGCGGCTGGCATGGATGGGATAGTGGGTGGCGATGGTGTGAGGGCCGGGCGCAACAGCGCCAGCGCCTGGTCTTCGCTCAGGCGTCGAACGGGCCGGGAAAAATCGACGCGTCCCGATCGATCCACCGTCCAGACCGGGATGGTGCCGCCCGGATAGCGACTATGGAGGAACAGATCGCGCTCCGCCTCACGGCGCGGAATGATTGCGACGGGCCTGCGCCACCCCATGAAGGCCTGCGCCGCCGCCTCACGGTCGCCTGCGTTCAGATGGCGGGTCAGCCTGGCACGCGCGATACCGCCGGTATTATAGTGAAAGCTGACCAGCGCATCGAATTCATGTGGTACCAATTGCACCTTCACGGCGCGCCGCACTTCGGCCTCGTAGGTCTGAATATCAGCGCGGAACAGCCGGAATGCCTCCCGGATCGCGGCATCGAGATCAGCGGGCATCCCGCGCGGCATGCCGATCGGATCGGGCGGTCCTGCGGCAGCGGTATGACCGATGCCAAAGGTCCAGACGTTTTTCACGTCCCTGTAGGGCCCGGGCACGAGACCTTCGTGCCGGGCGAGGGCCAGAAGGCCCCGGTCTGTCATGTGCATGGTATTACCCGAGAAGTGAGAGGAGCAGGATCAGGGCCGCAACAATGATGCCGATGCGGATGCGGTGGTTGAAGGTTTGGCTTGGATCGGCGGCGTCGCTGCGCAAAGTGCGCGCAAGGCGGAGGAGATCATGCATCGGTGTCGCCGCCTTTCGTGTGGCGCATCCGGACGAGGACGATTTCGATAAAGGCCGGACCAAAAACGCCGACCAGATAGGCCGCCGATCCTGCGGCCCCGCCTGCCGGGATCGCCTCGGGCGGCAGGCCGAGCCAGGCGGTGATGACCGCCATCGACAGGCTGCCCATCCCGGCGGCAATCAACCCGCCGAGCAGGATGTGGCGCAGCGCGTCGCGCAGGCGCATTCTTGTTGTCAGCGCGTTTGTTGCGCCGCCCAGCGCACCCCAGGCGGCGAGGATGACGGCGGTGGACGCTGCCAGGTCGCGCAACACCGCAGCCAGAAAGCGGGTCTCTTCATTCATCTGCGGATCTCCAGCAGCGGGATGGATGTGATGGAGCCAAGCCGTTCGATATCGAGGGTGACGTCGAGCGTGTCGGTGTCGAAGCGGACGGGCACGTCGAATTCGAAGCCAGCGGTGATGGCCACGCCCGCGCCGGGAGCTGTGTCGAAATTCACGACGCCGGTTGCAGTGTCAGCGCTCCAGCCCGACATCTGCTCGACCCCGCCCAGCGCGAGGCGCACGCTGCCCGCGACGGGCTTTGCGATAGTGCGGGTCCAGGCCTGTGCGCCGGAGGTGTAGTGCTTCAGCAATGCAAAACTGGTGACAATACCGTCGCCGGTGCCGATGAGCTGGTCGGTTGGGGTCACGGGTTGCGACGGCAGGCCGGATTTGTAGTCGGCCCAGTCCTTGTAGCGAAACCCATACAGGCGGCCGTTGCGCGCCTCGAAGAAGGCTACGACTGCCGCCAGATCATCGGCACGACGAATGCCATAGGCGACATCATACCGGCGGCGACTGTTTGCCCAGCTGGCATTGCGTTCCTCGTCGCCACTCGCCAGCTCGACGATCTGGGTGCGCCGTTCAGGCCCGCCGCGCGCGCCGCGGCTGATGTTGTCGGGGAAGCGCATCTCGTGAAACGCCATCACATGCCCCTTCGGCCGAGGGATACCGCGCGGGCGATGTCGGCCGCGACCTGCGTGCGGGATTGCCGGAAGCTTTCGGCATCACGGGCGTTGATCGTGACAGAGATATTCGGGGCGGGACTTGCCCCCTGTCCATAACCAGCGGCCTCGCGACGGGAGAGGACGCGTTCGCCGCGTTGAAGGATCGCCGGAACCTCGTCAGGTTTCAGTCCGGCCCAGCCACCTGAATGCATACGTGGCGCACCTGCGAAGGCCATGGCAGGCACTATGCGGCCCGGGCCCGGCGATCCGACCGTGCCACCTGCGTGCAGGATATCTGCGAACAGACCACCCGCACCGCCCAGCGCGCCCGAGAGGGCATTGGCAATGGGACCAAGGATGAAACGCCGCGCGGCCAGCTTGGCCAGATCGGCAATCATCGACGTGACGAGGTCGCGGAAATCCATTTTGCCGGATTTGACGAAGGTGGCCACTGCGTTCTCAGCGCTCTGGAAGGCCCCGACCAATGTCTGGCCGATATCGCCACCAATATCGCGGGCCTTGGCGGCGTAGTCGGCGAGCGACGCAGTGACGGCTGCCCATCCCTTTGCTGCTGTATCAGCACCTGCAGCCGCTGCCGTACCGACATTACGTGCGGCACCGCCAGCGCCACCCGCAGCAGCGGCAGTGTCGTTCAGGCCCGCTGCAAGCGCATCGGCAGAATTCGTGGCATCCGCCAGCGCCGTCTCGGCCTCCACCCCACTGCCGGTCACGGCGTCAAGCAGCGCTTGCCAGCTGGCAAGCGGCCGACCTGCTGCATCTGCCAGCATGCCCGCTGCTTGCGCGTAGCCGTCGGCGCGGCCGCGTGCATCTTCAGCCATTGTGCCAAGACCGAGGTCGGGCGGTTCCAGATAGCTGCGTGACAGGGCGGCAGAGAAAGCATCGGCTGCGGCGGCACCCGCTGCGGTTGCCGCGCCTTCGAAGGGGTTGCCGATCCGCGCCAGGCCCACAGGATCCAGCGCGCCGATCCGAACGCCACCTTCGCCGGTTGCCCATTCCGGCAGCAGCGCAAGTGCCGCATTCAACCCGGTGATGAAGGCGTTGATGCGGGTGACGACGCCGTTCAGCATCGCCTCCACGCCCGAGATCAGCCCGTTCGCCGCCTGGAACGCGAAATCACCGATGGCACCCGGCAGGCTGCCCCAGATGGCAACGGCCGCATCATAGGCCCCCTGGAAAATCGCCGCTGTCCGGTCGCCAAAGCTGACCACGCCCGCGATGGTGCCCTCGAGCGCAGAAAGCCCAGACGCCTTCAGGCTCTCCCAGCCTGCCGCCATCTGTGCAAACGTGCTATCCAGCCCCAGCCCCATCCGGGACCAAACCTCCTTCGCGAAATCGCCGAGAAGCCGGAAGGCCTCACCGACGCCGCCGACCTTGGTCACCAGTTGCGAGAATTGATAGACCAGCTCACCCGCACCGACGATCAGTGCGCCGATGCCGGTGCGGATCAGCGCACCGCGCAGAACAACCAGTGCCGTGGCAACCCCGCGTACCGACAGGGCGGCTGCCGCCATGCCCGCCACCCAGCGCCCGGCCATGATGCCTGCGAACGTCGCGGCATAGGTGGTCAGTCGCCCGATGTTGTCGAAGAGCACTTTGATCGCGATGCCTACCGGCCCGGTGGTGCGCGCGACCGCGGCCAGCGCGTTTGCCACGGCCTCCAGTGCCGGAGCGGCCGCCACCGCCAGCTGGTTCGAGATGCCGCGCCAGATCAACCCCAGCCGCGAAATCGCATCATTGGTGCGTTCGATCTGGTCAGCATCCTGCTCTGAGACGACAACCCCAAAGGCAAGCACATCCTCGGTTGCCTGGCGCAGGGTCGCTGTATCAATCCGCGACATGGCGATGGAGCCTTCCTCGCCGAAGAGCTGCCCCGCGACGGCGGCGCGCTCAGCCGCAGGCACGAAGCTTTCGATGGCGGCGTTGATCGCCCCGACACGCTGGTCCAGTGGCAAAGCGATCAGGTCGGAGGCAGACAACCCGAGCCGGTCCAACGCATCCGCAGCGGGGCCAGTCCCGGCGGCCGCCTGGCTCAACCTGCGCGTCAGGTCCTTGGTCGCCTGCTCGATGCCGGACATCGACACACCCGCCAGCTCGCCCGCGCGCTCCAGCGTCTGGATCGAGGCGACCGTCGTCCCGAGCGATTGCGCCAACTTGGCCTGTGCATCGACGGTCTGCAGACCCGAACGGATCATCGCGGCCCCGGCAGCGGCCAGTGCAGCCGTGGCGGCAGCCGCAGCTAGAGTGGCGCGGCGGGCAAATGCGGCAACGCGCGCATTTGCCAGGTCCATCTCGCGCGACAGCCGCCCGAACCCGCGCGCCCCGGCCTCTCCGACGCCTTCCAGCTCGGCGCGCACCTGGCGGCCGCCTTCCGCCACGAGGCGGACAGAGACCCTTTTCTCAGCCATCGTGGCTTCCTTCCATCTGTTCGTTGAGTTTGCGCACCATCACCGCCTCGATCTCGGGCAGCAGTTCAGCGGCGATCAGGGTGTCGATGCCGAGGGCTTTCGCCAAAGCGATGGCAGCGCCCATGTCCCAGCCCAGCACTGCTCCGTTGGTGACCCGCAGCTGACCGCCAAGACGGCCAACCAGATCCCAGACCTGCCAGCCGTCTTGCGTTTGGGGCTGGTTCAGTCTGGCCGGGCAGTCGGCGCAGTTGCGCTCGCGGCCCTCGTAGGGTTCGCAGGCCGCGCAATAGCTGTCGCCCCCGCCGAAGGACCACTCGGCGAGGGCGCGGAGACGTTTTTTTCCTGATCCAGCAGCAGGCCGCGCGCGACATACTGGGTCTGGAACGCCTCGAAGACCGGCCAGATTTCGAGAAGGGCGTCGATGCCGTCCGGTGACACGTGCACAATTGTGCCCATGGCATCCCCCACGCCCTCCCAATCCAGAACGGCGCGACGGGCGACGGACTTGGCCATGACCAGCGCCAGCTCTTCCTGGCTGGCATCTTCAGGCAAGGCCTCGAGGGCCGCATCGGCGCGGGCCGACACCATCAGCGCGGTGGTCAGCGGGGCGACCTGCAAACGCAGGCCGGGGGCAAGCTCCAGCCATTCAGGGGTAGTGGTCAGGTTCAGTCGGATCATCAGTATACCTCGATATCGTTGATCAGGGTTGCGGTGCACATGCGGGCGGGGCTGGCGGCTTTGGCGGCTTGCCAGTCGAAGGTCGCCTGCACGCCCTGCGGCCCGGAAATCTCGATCCGGGGGCGCGGCAGATAGACGGCGTGTAAGGTGAAGATGAAACTCTCGCCCGAGGGCAAGGTGTAGGAGAAGCTGATCTCGCAGGGATCGCCATTGATTGCCTGGCTGACCAGCGTGCTGTCGGCAAAGCGGACCTCGATCCGCCCCGTGAGCGCTGCGATGGACGGGTCTGCCCCGTCGATCTTGCCATCGCTGCGGATGGTCTCAATCCGGTCGAGATTGTTGGCATAGGTGATTTCGGCCGAGACGACGTTGCCCAGCGCAGAGCCATTGCGGCTGATCGCGCCGTTGAAATGGCCGAACCGC